AATATCATCATCATCCATATCTACTTGAATATAGCACTCAAAGTATTCAACCAACTGCATTGACTCATCATCTGAATCCATATCGGTAGGTTGTTCACCTCTGGAGTATCTAGCTATTCTTTCTGGGCTAAACTCTAGTGCATCACCTGTAGGTAACTTTTCTACTACCTCTTCGTCATAACCCATAGCAATCAATTCACCACGAGTCACCATCTTACGATGAGCTACAAATGGTGCATCTGCAATAGTTCTAGCACGCTTAGATATTAAGAACTCTTCTGGTGGTACATTCTCTACAACCACTTTGCCTTTGTTAACAGAACGCTTAAGCTTAACATCATGCATTGATATAACTGGTGATACTTCCATGCCAGTCATTGGATCAAGCTGAGCTTCTTGAACAATAGTAGAATCTTGGCTTACAATATCAACTTCTTCGTCTTGAGCAATCATAGCCAACTCGTCATCACTTAGGCCATAATACTTCTCAACATTAACATCTGTCTTATCTTCCCAGTATGCTTTAACAACACCAACCTTTTGAAGAAGTGCATCCTTCATCCAGTCATGCATAATCTCGAAACCGTTATTGTCTTTATAGAATATATGGTTTACATAAGTAGTAGCTTGTTCAGCAGCTTCTTCATCACCTTGATTAACTGGTTCAAATACAACTGCATCGTCAGATGAAGTAAATACACGCATAAGTTGTGGCAATGAACCATCAACTACTTCTGCTACTTCTCTTGTAATGATTTGAGACTTACCTTCAACTTCATTACCATATGGTTCACCTAAATAGTATTCGAGTGCTTGCTGTCTTTCGTCAGTAGTCTCTGTCTCTAGATAACCGATAGCATCATCGATCTCTGAATCCAGAATACTCTTTAATTTATTGTCATCTGCCATTTAAACTACCCATGAATTGTTTATGTCTAGTGGTTTATTCCAATCACTTGTGCCTTCATCTAACCCAACTGCAAGGTATCTAAAAGCATCAGAAGCATGGGAACACCAATCGTGTATAGGCTTATCAAAAAATACATCTCTTTTATCATCGTAAGTTCTACGATAGTTTTGTAGAGCATCTAAGCCTTGTTTTGTTTTTATATCGAACCAGCATCTAGGTAACATTCTTCTTACTGCTTGAATACCATCATCGACACCTAACTTTGCTACAACAGTCACTGGAAGACCTGACTCTTCTATCATCTCTTTACGAGACTTACCAGTTCCTAGTTCACGAACTTGTACATCATGTGGCAAAAGATGTTCAGCAGTAGCGTAGCCGTTATCCCTTATCCATTTAATGTAATGATCTAATCCAACTCCATGATTTTCCATGAAATCAATCAATCTAATTTCTTTACCTACAACTTGAGCTACCCAAATAGCAGTAGAATCACCCATACCTAAATCCCAAGCTGTAAATGTCTTTGCTATACCATCAGTAGGAACATCAGTCACTTGACCTTTTGTATATAGATCATTGATCAAGCTACCGTAATAAGCACCTTCAACTGGAGCTGCGAAGCTACATTCAAACTCTTGTAAGAACTTTGACTCACCCATAGCTTTAAATGCAGCATCAAGCTCTTCTTGATCTAATATCTTTGTCTCACTAGCTTTAAACTCTAATAAGTTCCAGCCGTCATCTTTAGTTGAAGCTTTATCTCGTAATGTTTTAAAGTGGTTAGCACCTTTAGGTGTACCAATAAACAAAGTCCAGCCTTTGCGGTCAGCCAGAGCTGGTCGTATTACTTCTGTAAATAGATTAGGATTTACATCACCAATCTCATCAATCACTACACCATCGAGGTAGATGCCTCGAAGAGAATCAACATTATCAGCACCGTATAAAGAGATACGGACACCCATAAAATCAACTCTAAGCTCTGCAATATTCGCTTTAGCATCTAATGGCCTTGTGTACTCAAGTAAATAATCCCAAGCCACTCGTTTAGCTTGGTTGTATGTAGGAGCAATGTAAGCAAATCTAGGGTTAGACTTCTCGCAGTTTAATGCACTATGTATTAACTGATTGATAGCTGAAACCGTTTTACCCATCCTACGATGAGCAACGACTACATTAAACCTATGATCTTCAACAGCCTCATGTATTAATAACTGTGGATCTCTAGGTCTGTAGTTTAAATCAACCTCTTCCTCGATAACCTCTTCTTCTTCAGTTTCGAGCTCTTGTAATTCAACCTCACTCATCTGATTTCTTAGGAATACCAGTAATTACTTTAAAGTTTACTGGAGCATCAGAATCACCTGTGATTTCAGTAGACTGTAAGTCAGGTAACGACTTCTTCAATAGTATCTCAATCGCTTTTAATTGACTTGGCTTAAGTTCATTTATTTCTTCGCTAAGTGCATGATTTTGCAGGCGATTTATAAGCTGACTTGTCTGAATCTTTTCTCTAGTTTTTAGTGTTTGTTTTAAGTTTTTTCTTGTTGCCATTTGTAACTCCATTATGGGTCATTACTTGTTTAAGTTGTTCCATTCTTTCTAATCTATCTTCCTTAGTCATATATAACCACTGAGCTAAGTCATCGTAGTCTCTATAACAAGACTCACATCTATATTGTCCATTAACTTTCTCCATACGGCAAATACCATTACATGGACTATCTTCTAACACTTCCATCTTTTCCTTGCAGCCTTACCTCTTTCACCTGTCCAACCTGCTGATCTAGCACAGAATGACTTCCTTCTCTTTGCATCCTTAGATCCTGCTTTCACTTTACCAGTGACTGGTGCTTTTAGCTTACTTCCTGTTGCTTTATTATATTTAGCTCTACCTTTGGCTGTTAGCCCACCGCCTCGACTTGCTGGTAACTTTTCACCTCGACCAACTGACAGATTAACTTTTTTCTTTTTAACTGCCATTATGCCCACTCCGCTCGTTGGATTCTAATACATCCTATGTTGATAAGAAAATAGTCTACAGGATCACCATCAACCTCACCTTCGTAGGCTTCAAATCCAAAATTAAATCCTAAGTATATATGCCAGCTCCACATTAGATACAATCACCCACGCTTTTTAGTAGTTCGCTTAGTTTTTTTCTTTGTTGTGTTTTTTGCTGTTTTTGCTGCGTTTTTGAAGTCTTTGGCTGTTGGTCTTTTTGGGTCATTTTTTCCACGCATTTTTTCCCCTGAACCTGCTTTGATTCTGTCTCGTTTTTTGCGGATGTTGTCATATAAAGACATTACTGCATTCCAAGTCTTCTAAGTAACGCACCTAGATTTAATCTGCTTTGATCAATGATTTGGTTACCACTGTTAACCATATTTTGTTCAATCATTCTCATGCCTTGGTTTGTAGTAACTCCACCGAGATTGTTTCCACTAGGAATCGTTTGCATATTTCCTTGTATTGCAGGAGCACTTGCAGGATTGGAACCTAATAAACTTTGTGGCATCATTTCATACTCGCCTAAGTATTGTCCAGTCTTAGGGTCTACAACAGAGTCAGGTGTTCTCATATTTCTGAACTTGTATTCTGGATCATTGAATATGCCAGCATCTACATCATTACCCATGTTTGTAAATTCATGAGCCGAAATAGCCGCCCCAGATTTTTTTTTCAACATAGATAATAAATAAGCTTGTTCTTCTGGAGTCATTATTACTTCCCTTTCTTTCCGTAGCCTTTTCTGCCTTTTGATTTACATTTGCCTGCCATGATTGATTCCTATATTTAGGTATAAAAAAAGGCCCACCGAAATGGGCCTTACAAAGGAGGATAGAGGGAGTAAATTGGGCGTACTTCCCCCTACCCCATTATTATATCAAATAATTAGGTGTCTTCCGATACTCAGACCACAATATTTAGTATGTTTTTAACTTTTTTTAATTAATTTAAATAAATAGTGTCAAATATGTTGACAATAATATCAAAATAGATAATAATATCTTTACTAACTTAATTATATGGAGATTGACATGGTAGATATTAAAAAACATAGTTTCAAAGTAGGTGATGATGTTTCATCAGGTTGGAATGGTGATAGCAGACATATTGGTAAAGTTGCTCGCATTACTAAAAACTTTTTGTTTGTTGATAATGGTGAAAAGTTTAGCTTAAGTGTTGAAGATATATGGCAACCAGTTGGTGACGGATCATGGGCTGATATACCAAGCGAGATGTTCCGTAATACTCATAGAAAATCATGGGTATTAGTAAAAGGAATTTTTAACGAATATAACCTAGAGCGATAAGTTCTAGGTTTAACAAAGGAGAGAATCATGAGTACAGAAATTAAAAATATTTTAGATAATGTAGATAAAGAAGTGCAAGATGTTCTAGATCAAAAGCATAAGTGTGAAGGTTTATATGCAGAAATTATTATTAATAAAAAAAAGCTAGAAGCACTTGCTGAGGTGTACAATAAAGAATTAGCAAAGTATAAAAAAATGCTTGCTAAATGAAGGGAGGATCTTATAGAAATCTCCATACAGGGCTGCTTCGGTAGCCCTTTTTTATATCTGTACCCTAGCCTCTACCATGCTTTGTAACTTATCCAGACCTATTTGTAACTTCATCTCATAGTACATTGGCTTCTTAGTTCCTATGTATCTGGCCCAGATTGCATTAACCTCTTCGCTTCCTAAAGAATCAATGCATGAGTTTATAGTTCTAACTATCTCAGAATCTGCCTCTTCAATCATATCGTCAAAGCTTGTGGATGATGCTCCAGCCATACCAATACTTCTTTGAGGGAAGCCAAGCTTATGATCTTCAGACTTCATCCATCTAGCCCAATTTTGCATATATTCTAAAAATAAATCTTTATGCATGATTACTCCCAGTTTACTGAATCGTAATAACTGCTACCATAAGTTATGGATTGTTTAGATCCGCTAGACTTACTAGTTCCATCATGAACTGTTCTAACAATCCTATTCTTTACCGTAAATTTCTTTTCAACTTCCTGAACTGAAGGGTAAAGCATTTTAGCCAATAAACAGTCATTGTAGCTTTTATATAAATAATGGCCATCTCTTCTTAGTTTAGTATTCATAATTAAATCTTGATCTCTAAGAACCTGCATTAAGTTGCTCATGTATTTTTCACTAATGCCTGTTGCTTTTGATATCTCAAGAATAGTCATGTTTTCTCTGTCCAGCTGATCTAAGATCATATCTATAACTTGTTTTCTTTTATACTTTTGACCGTTTACTATATAGTCATAATTATAGTTATCGTATTTATTTTTAGCTGACATCAGTTTCTTTTACCTCCCAGCGGTTAGACTTATTTTTAAACCAACCATGAACTAATAATGTCCAGTTGGCTTCCCTTAAGTTTTTTGTGTGTGGCTCGATGTCTGCGATCTTTTTAATTCGTGCTGACATATTCGATTTGCTAGTAACTTGTATAGCAACGGTTTCTCCATCTTTGACTGCCAATATATCCCAACAGCCAAATAAATCGCGGCGGTTACCAAATGCACGATTACCGAAAGATGGTATCCAGACCTCAACGACCTGTACGGTCTCATACCCTTCACTTTTTAGTTTTCTCAGACTTAACTGAGTCGGTGACATCCCTGCCATTCTTTTCCTTCTTTCCAAAAATTTTATCCCAATTGTCCTCGAACTGTTTAGGGTTCGGTATTGGGCGAGGTGAACTACCTTTTGACATATTAGCTCCTTTTTACAAGTTCATAATGTTCAATTTGTTTCATATCATAAAATGGCACTTGTGTTACCTTATCCTGCCTACCTTTTCTTGTATGAATCATATAAATACCTTTGCCAGTTTCATAATTATTTTCTTTTAATTTGGTTTGTGTTAAATCTAATAATTGTTTTCTGTTAACAATAAACCAAGTTTTCTCTCTTTCAAAAACGATATAGTCTGCTTTGCCTTTTACCCATCCATCTTTACCGACAACATTAGTTCCTTCTACCCACACCTCTTCCATTATTTTTTCTGGTGCAGGGTGTTTTAATTTTTGGGTGCTTTTGACATCAAACTTATAATGATTTTTATTTATAGCAATACACATTCCTTGCACATCCCAATGTTCATACATATCTTGATCTTTAGTTGGATTTTTAATGTAAGTTAAATGATCTTCTGCAAATCGATGTTCTGCTTTTTTGCCATAATCGTAACAGTTATTAAAAGTCTGCTTCATATATTTCTTTTTTAACTAAATGTGCTGGCAAATTTATATAATCGTCATGAAGACAAATTGTATATGGAGCATCAGAATAATACTCCTGAACATAATTGTTTGCTATTGCACAATTTTGGAAGTGGCCTATGTATTTAGGATCTTCCATTGTTAAGTAAACTACTAGGCAATACTCTAGCATTTCAACCTCCCAGTCTCAATTAAATATTGCATGGTATTTATATAAGCCTGATCCCAAAGCTCTCTTCGTTCCTCTTTGGATAAGTCTTTACCATTATCTAACTCAAAGTGACATATATGACATAATGCTGCTACAAGGGCGTCACTCTGCTTCATTCCCATTCCCTTGCCTTGATTTCTATGAGCCGCACAAACTGTACCGTCCATTGCACCACAATGCATACAAGGCAATTCTCTAAGTAATACTAATAACTTCTTAGAGCGATACATCTTTTATATCTGGTAATCTACATCCGTACTCAGATGCAAAAAATTTTACCTGTTTTACATAGTCATTAAATTCTTGAGTATTTAAAGTTGATGTTCTAGTTATAACAATTACTTTCTCATTCTTAATTGTTTTCTCTTCCCTTAAATATCTGTAAGTCAATAACTCATGCAATTCTTCTGGATCATACCCTAAATGATCTCCGAGAATTCTGTATAAATTCCAGAGATATTTGTTTTGATCTATTGATCTATTATGTTTACCTTCTTTAATCTCGATCTTCCACATCTTGCTAAAGTCTAATCCTTGTAGTTTTTGAACCAGACTATTTAGATTGTGTTTTGTTAGACTGAACCTCATAGTCATCCCATCCTTTACTTTTAAATACTATACCATCTTTAGATGTGGCTTTGTATACCGCATCTGGAAAACTTTTTTTAATCATTTTTATAAAATCATTTACGCTCATGCTGGCCTCTCCTGATAAGTTAAACTATTTTTATTAAAGTAAAAACCAAATTTACCTTCGTACGGATGGTTTCGTTGTTTTTGTATATACACTAATGCATCTGGAATACCTCGAAGCTCATCTTCACTTTTTTGATTTTCCATTGCCCAAACTTCTTTTTGTTTATTTCTGTACACCATCAAAATATTATCAGTTAAGTTTCTTATATTAGATGATCCATAAATTGCCTGAGCATCTGGTGCTTGTAATTCATCTGCTACTTTTCTTAAGTGAGCCACTAAAAAGATATGCATATTTAATGCTTTACATAATACAGATAATTTATTTATAAATTTTTTCTGCTCATTGAAGCCATTCTCTGACTCCCCCACGTCCGCGACCGTCATTAAACTATCCACAACTGCGAATTCACAACCAAGAACTTCTTTTGCATAGATCAAACTTGCGTAGATATCATCAGAATTTGTCTCTTGTTGTTGGTCATAGATATAAATCTGTTCCTTTTTCTCTTCACAATAATCTCTAATAAATTTTTCAGTTGGTGGTGATCCTGTTGAGTTTCGACCAAGAGCAATTTTCGTAAGACGCGCTATAGATATCTCTGGGCGCATTTCCATAGACATCACCAAACACTTTGCATCTTTAGATAAGTGATGTACCCATTGCATAAGCATTTGAGTTTTTCCGTGTGATGATATTCCAGTAACTAACGTAAGCTCTGCTGGTCTAGCTACAAATCCCTCATTTAGTTTTGGCAGACCTAAACTTTTACCTTTATCAGATTCTTTGTAGTAATAATCTACAACAGCATCAGCAAAGCTAGATGTATCTTTAATTAAAAAATCTTCTACATATTCACTTTCATATCCATGTACCTCTTCTTTTGTAATGGTTAGTTGATCCATTACCTCTCCGACTGTTTTCATTTAGCACCCTCCCAATCATATTTAACTTTAGATTTAGATTTAGTAATTGGATCTAAGTACATTTTTTGATTTAAATATGTTCTTGGATGTTTCTTAAATCCATCTTTAACATCTTTAGAATCATTGTAATGTTTTATATGCGACAATATTTTATCTAAATCTTTTTGGCATTTATGTTTTTGCCAAACTTTGTAGGCATCAACTATACCAACTTTATAATCATAAGCATCCCAAAACTTTTGAAAATTTGTATCTGTCAAATAATCCTTTTTCTGCTTACTCTTTTCTTCTTCTTCTTCTTCTTCTTTTTCTTCTTCTGGTATAGGGACTGTATATACAGAGTATATACCATCCTCTATCCAATGCTGTAATTCACTCATAGCCTTTTGTAACTGGTCTTTTGAGCGTCTTAGTCTAAATGCAATAGTCTTTATATTAGGTAAGTTTCCATGATTTTGACTAGCTAAACATAACAACTCAATATATATTGCTTTATTAGTGTCTGATAGTTCAAACCAGTCTATATCATTTAATATGTCTCCACCATATAACTTTAACCATGTCATTTGTTTTTTGTATTTACTGTGCATAGGCTTATAGTGTTGGAATTTGTCCCAATTTCTAATTCTCAAAATAAACACTCCTCAATTTTAGTTAAATCAATCTTAATTTTTTGCACCTTGTAATCAGGTTTATTGTATATATATTCCTTGGCATCTCTATAGCTATAGAATCTGCGAAGAGAAAAACCTTCCCGATCAACTATTTCGTGACTAAACGCTTGTAGTCTGTAGATAGTATTCAAGTTGCATTGCCCTATGTTTTGGTAACTCGCCTTCGCTGGCCCAATTGTATATGGTTTGTCTGGATACATCTAAAGCTCGTGCCATTGCACTAATGTTGCCATCAAACCTATTTATTGCTTCTTGGTAATTCATGTTGTCTCCAAATAAGTTAAAAAAGTTTTTACCTTTTGAGAATTTATCAGTTTATAGATGTAGAGTCAACTAATTTTATATACAAAATAATTTTACACAAAAATAAAATATAGTGTATAGTCGTATATGTAACATTTATTTTAACAAAGGAGAAATTTATGGAACAAGTAACATTTAACACAGAAATCACAGTAGAAGATAAATATCGTGAGTTTGATTTGGGCATCAAAGTATTTGCAAACATATCAGAAGAATCGCAAATCGGTTATCCTACCGAACTTATTGTTGACTTAGAAGATGTAGAAGTTGACGACCAAAGTGATATCACACCATTCTCAAATGGTTTAAGTGTATTAGCAAGACTCGACAACGATACTATTGAGTATCTTAAAGATGAAGCTGTAAGGAGATCATAATGAATGCAAAAGAAAAATTTGAATATATCACTTGGGAGATCCAGTCACTTACTAACGAGTTAATAGAGCTTGGTGCTAGAATGGATGACCGAGAAAGACAACAACAAGAACAAGAAGAACAGGAGCAAAACGATGGCCGCTAAGAAAAAAATAGATGATAGAGTAAAAGAAGTCTTGCAAAAGCAAGGCTTCGACTGGAAAGAATGTTTGTGGGATTGTCATGGCACTTGGGTTATGTATCACAAGTGGATTGAGATTGCTGCAGCACAAAAAAATATCCAGTATGAGTTACATGAAGTAGAGTTTGATACTAAAAATAAAATTGCTGTAATTAAATGTGTAGCAAAATTAAAAGATCAAACTGTGACTACATATGGTGAAGCAGCACCTCACAATTGTAAAAACAGCTATACAGTTGCAATGGCAGAAAAACGAGCAGTTGATCGAGCTGTTCTTAAACTGTTAGGCCTGCATGGTTTTATCTATTCAGAAGATGAGATTGATCGACCTGAAGCTAAGCCTCAGCCTAAAGAAGATATTAGAAGTATTGACGATCACATTAGTATTTTAAAAGAACTCTCAAAAGATGGTAAATTAAAATACTGGTATAAATTAAAACCAGAAACTAGAAATCAAATTAGAGAGAAAACTGATGAGTTCGCATCTTAGTAATAAAAAACTTCGTAATTCTATCGTGACAGCCAGCCAAGCATGGTCGGCTGTTTACGAAAGACAAAAGTTATGGAGGGAAAAGACTGGTCGTGCAGAACCATTTTCTGGCAATATTATGACTCAGTGGGGTCTCGATAACGAGCCTATTGCTCTTGCAGCGTTTGAAGATGAGATGGATCAAATATGCAAAGCAGGTAATAAATTACTTGTCCATGATATTTTGCCTTGCGGAGCATCGGCTGATGCGTTCATATTTTATCAGGCTTATGATCAATGGATTCCTGTTGAAATAAAATGTCCGTTTACCCAGAAGATATACCCAGAGATTCCAGAACGCTATTGGTTTCAGATACAGATGCAGTGTTTTGTATCAAGGACTGTTGGTGGCTGGTTTTATGTATGGACACCTCATGAAACTCATCGTGAGTATGTTCCATATGATAGTAAGTTTATGGATTGGTATTTACCGAAGATGGAAGAGTTTATCCAATTTGTGAACGATGATGTTGAACCCCCTCGTTACAAGAGGAAACCTAAATATACTAAGGAGAAATAATGAATACATTAAGCCAAGCATTTATTGCCAATAGCTCTAAATTATTCAAATCAGGCGTAGATGAATCCGTTAAGGTTTTAAAAACAAAAGATTACGACCAATTTAGTTTTATTGATGGAAACAGAGATATTAACAAAGAAAATTTAACAAGAATAAAACAGTCTATGGTTGAAAAATACATTCCTGTACCAATCATTGTTAATGATAGATATGAAATAATAGATGGACAACATAGGTTTTTAGCTGCAAAATCTTTAAGCCTTGCTATTCATTTTATTGTTATTCCTAAATTGAAATTAGAAGATGTACAAAGATTAAATACTAACTCTTCAAACTGGGGGAATAAACAATACTTACAAAGTTATTGTAAACGAGGATATAGAGATTATTTGTTATTTAGAGACTTTCAAGAAGAAACTGGACATTCATATAATTCATCTATAGCATTATTAACAAATTCTTTAGCAAGAACTGGGCAACATAAAAGAGATTTTGATAAAGGATTATTTAAAGTAACAGATTTAGATGGAGCATACAGTCAAGCTAAAAAGCTTGCAGATATAGGTCAGTTTTTTGAAGACTATAAGCAAGGAAGTTTTGTGTATTGTATGTTAAGACTTTTTAGAAATAAAAAGTATAACCATAAAATATTTTTAAGAAAGCTGGAATTACAACCAACTGGATTAAAAAAAGAAGCTACGATGCAAAAATATCTTGAGGCGGTGGAGAAGGTATATAATTATCGAACAGCAGATATTAACAAAGTTAGATTTTATTAAGGAGAAATAATATGGCCAAATTAGGCGTAAGCGTAAGAATAGATGTAACTAAGATTGATAAAGAAAAATTGTACAAAGGTTCTAAAGGTACATATCTTGATCTAACAACTTTTATTGATACTGATAATAAAGATCAATATGACAACAATGGATTTATTAGCCAGTCAGTTACAAAAGAAGAAAGAGAAGCTGGTGTCCAGACACCTATACTTGGAAATGTTAGAGTATTTCATAGCGACTCAGCAAGTGCAGCATCAGCACCTCAGCAAGAATTGGTGGAAGATGTTCCCTTCTAGTGTTATTAGGTTTATACCTAAAGAAAATAGGCATATGTTACCTGATCAAGCACAAGTATTATGTCATCACAGGTCAGGACATCATGTTGGAATGCTAAAGGTTGAAATTCCTTTTAGGTGGATTAAGAATCATACAGTAATGTATGAGAGATTAATGGGGAGGGTTGATGCTCCCCGTTAAACTTTACTTGTTACAAACATACATTGTTACTTCAAAGCCAAATCTCATTTCTGTTGCTGATGGTTTTGTCCACATAATGTTATCCTTTCTAAATAAATTGCATTACAAGTGTAATTATACAGATAAGCTCAAAACTACAAGACAACGAGGAATTATTTTATGTTAAGTAAAATCTGGAGTTATGTTTTACTGATAATTGTGGTATTTTTAATTATTGGTATATTATTACAGTATTATATGGCTTTACCAGTTGAGCCTAAAGAGTTAGTTTGCCATAAAGGTAAATTATTAGCACAGGTTAAAGATGAAGGATTTGTTTATACACGAATTAAGAAATTTTCCTGTGATTATGATAAAGGTATGTTAATTATTGAGGAGCAGTCATGAGTGATATGATAAATCCTGATCACTATAAAGTGGGTGGGATAGAAACTATAGATGTGATTAAAGCAAAGCTTGGTGACAATTACAAGTTTTATGTTAAAGGAAATTTAATGAAGTATTCAGAACGACTAGGTAATAAAGATGCTTGGTCTCAAGAGCTTCGTAAGATTGCTTGGTATGCACTAGACCTAGCTGATGAATTAGATAAGAAGAAGTCATCTCCAGTAATGCCAACTGAGTGGGTAGAAGATCCACTTCACGATGAAGACTAAAAAAAAATACACCACCCAAAATACTTTTGGCCAAGTTTGCTCAAGCTGTGGCAAGCCAGCAAAGTTTTATGATCGTCAAAAGTGGTGGTGCCACATTAACTTAGCAGCACATGGATATTGCAATGAAAACAAGAAAACTGATAATTGATGGAACCCACTATGACCTATCTGTATTTAAAGAAGGTGATGGCAGTATCCGTATTGAGGTAATAGACTCTATTACATTAAAACCATATAAGATGTTTCCAGATAATAAAATTATTTTTGAGGAATAATATGAACTTAGAAGAAGCTATTGCAGTTGGTATATGTTTTCTTATTATGTTGTTGCTAGGTTAGTGGTGAAATAAACACATAAAAAAACATAGTATTTCGCTTGTGTAATAAAAGTATATGGGTAAAGTTGTTCCAATAATTGCATTAACAAAAGTTAGTGGATTTATATCTAGTTGTTCTTTTTTCCCCAGATGATTTGCAGCCAGTATTTTAATTGCTCTACCCTTTCGTTATCTTTTAGTTTTAATAGCCATTCTTGTCGCTTATTTAAGGGCTTTTTAGAGAGGTTTAATGCTTCACAGTACCTTTGGTATTCCTGAGAGTAATTATCGCACTCAAAGCCGTCAGGCAGCGTCATGACACGCTTATTTTTAATCATCTAGATCTGGAATGTCAGCGTATATAGAATCTACTACTATTTCTATTGAAGATCCACAGCTTAGGTAAATAACCAATACATCCTCACCGTACACAATATTTACTTCCTCAATGGTTTTACCAACCATTAATTCACCTATCTCATCTATTTCCATAGCAGCCCTTGTTGTATTATAAAATCTTCTGATTCCAGCGACCATTTCTATCCAAGATCATTGGAACTAATTTTGGCTGGCCATTAATAATTATTCCACAGCCAACAATAAACCTAGACTTAAAGTTTTTGGCGTAGTCAAATGCCATAGACTTTTGATTAATGAGACATCCTACTTGCATCCCCCAAATTAAAGACTCTGGGTTAGAGTAGTAACCTATGTTGAATTTAGTATGATAATGGCCCTGAACCGTATTCATGCCGTATTGTTGTGCAACTTTTAGTACATCGGCTGACATCCCATGAGTAAAGAAACATTTTGATCCATCGGATAATGTAATAGTTAAATCATCTACCCACTCCCATCCTTTACCTACACCTAAAAACTCGTTGTAAGATTTTAGATAGTCTTTAGGTAGACCATACTTTAACGCTCTGCGATAAACTAATGATGAGTGATTGGAATGTACTAGGGTCATCCTAGGAAATATCTTTTCTAAATCTTGAATGTATTGTTTAGACTTCCTAAGCTCATCACCTGCTGACATTAGATCTGGATTATGTTCATGCATACTAATTGCGTGCTGATCACATTCATCACCAATATTTACAACCATATCAAATTTATACTTCTTCTTTAACGCTTTTAAGAAATCAAAAGCATCTTGGTGATGATACGGTATATGTAAATCAGATATTACTAATACTGAGTTATTCATAACTATTTAAACAACTGTGTTCCTTGTTTATTAATAATTAAAGCTTCTTTTCTTGGGTCTTCTTGCCTGAATGACAAATGAACCCACCTATCATATTCTAATATTAATTGATCATAGTTGATATTAGCTAAGATGATAGCATCGCAAATGCTGCGGGGATTGCCAAAACTAGGGCTGATAAAATCAACCGCCAAACCTTTCGTGTGGCTAGAAGTTCGCTTGCTTCCCAAATGATCGTTGAGAGCATAGCAACGGAAGCCACTGCTAATAAGCATAGGAGTATTAAGTATATCTCGAACATATTCTAATTCTTTCGCTAAAAAAGTTAAGTTATCAATTATTTCTGCTGTAGGTGTATTATCAATACCTAATCTTGTAGCTGTATCGGAATGTGTCAGCTCTTCCAAGCTGAAATGTGGGGATAATCTCATTTAGTTAATCCTTTAGCCTTCTCAAAGCTTCTCAAACCTCCTAGACCTAACATTCCCATTAATACAGTCATTAAAGATCCCATATCAAATTCTGGTAATGCAGGTAATGTTATATTGCACAACGCTGCTATGAATATTATAACAGGCGATAATACAAAGTGCCATGCCAATGCAATACCACAAACCCATCCTATAAAAGGTCTCCAACCAGCAACCAAAGGTGAACGATGTGCAGCTTCTACCTTGTTAACTTCTAGCTGGCCTTTAGCTAGTTCCTGTGCGTGTTTCTCAGAAATTGTAGCAATCTCATGTGCTAACTTATTCTTCTGATCTTTGTCTTCAATAAACTTATCTAGTAACCCTGCTACTGGGCCAATTAATGCTGTCCAAACCATTTTATCTCCCTAGTGGATTAGTTGTTGCTCTTTTAATAACATCTAATTTTTCATTGACTGCTTTTAATGCAGTATCTACTTCTGATTTCATGTTTGCAGTGGAAGCTTCAAGCTCTCTTTGCGTTGATTTACTAATTGCACTAGCTTCTTTTGATAGCACATAAGCATCACTTGCCTTGTTTTGTAATCTAATGTTTGCATCTAATCCTTCTAACTGTCTTTCTTTTATAGTATTTAATTGTAATTTTAATGAGCTAATATCATCTTCAATAACCGTAAACTTTCCTGTAGCAGCTATTGTTTTATTCATCTTCTCAATAAATACTACGGCTCCGTATCCGCTCCCAAGTATGATTGGAAATAGAATCATAATAATTTTGGATATGGTCTTGCTTGAGAAGGTCAAGTTGAAACTCTCTGGTATCTGCATTTACTGGAAACTCCTGTATGATAGTAAATAGGTCTTCTAGTGGAGGTTGATAAAACTCCATTGGTTTATTTAATATTTCTAGTGAAAGGACAAGGCCAAATCCATGAACAATTTCTTTAGGACTATCGATAGGTGTATCTTTCCTATTCTTTCCGTTATCGTTCTTCCCGTTGTCATCTTGCTTATCTTTGCTGTCGGTGGACTGACTATCCTCTGTACTCACATCCTTGACTTCCTCAACGCTATCGTTGAGTTCTTCGCTGACGAGTGATTCTATAGTAGGCTCGTTATTCGTCTGCGGTACATCTATTATCGGTACAGTTACAGACTCTATTTGGATTGGTGATACAGGGTTTGTAGGACTCGTTACTGATATTGGCGATATAGGATCCGTTGTGCTTTGCACGCAAGTATTTGTACTTTCTAACCATTCGGTAAACTGTATTTCTCCGTAAGGGTCTGGACAATTACCTATCCTCGTTTCAATAATTTGACCATCATAGCCACTAGGACACGCCATATTCCTAGAATCAGATGAACTAATACAAGTAGGAGGGTTAGGGGTACAGTTATTAGAAGTAACTTGCCAATCTGTCCAGCTTGCTTGTTGACAAATAAAAGTTCTAGCCTTTTGTATTCCACCTGAATGATTTGGGGGACAAGTTTCAGTAATATATTCGATACTATCCACACAAATAGGTTCGATAAACTGTGTACAAATAGGGTCATCTGGTCTATAAGATACGCACCAAAAATCTTTAACAGCTGTTTCATTGTCAATGCCATTGCATACAAGCGAGTCTTCAACCATAAAACCATTTGAGTCAGGTGTGTAATTACAATACCACGCATACGCATTACTCCATAGGATAAGTGATAGTAGGAGGAGTCCAATCCTTGCCATATAACCTCGCAAATATCTCAGGTTTAAGTTCAAACCATGCCATCATTGCAGCATCACCGATAGCACCATTTATAGGACAAGCACTTCCTGCCTGTAACATTGCTTCAAATACTCGTTCATCTTGGCACAAAACGCTAACTGCTGCAACTTTTAGGCCTAAATCATTTAATACTTTAGATAGCTTAATGCGTTCACAGTTGCTATCGTTTATAACACCGCCTCCAGATATTGATATAACACCTGTATTAGCTCCACCACTATATGGAGCTGCACACATATCATTACTGAAAGCACTAATAGAGGGAGCCATAGCACTTGGTACAGGCATCCCAGAATATTTAATAGTAGTATCCGCAGCATATCCATAGTGTATAAAGAATAGTAATACAAGTAATACAGATACTATTAATGCACTTAATCTATTCATGCCATTTTTAATGCAATGTGAATAAGAACAAACAGAATACCACCTGTCATAGCTATCATTATTTTTTCTAATCGTGATAGTCTGGCACAGATAGACTCATATCTTTCTTTACATATGGCTTCATGCGTGTTGAGCCTAGCTTCGGTGTGATCTACTTCCATTTGTTTCCTTTCTTGGTGCGTTGTACAAGTTTATAGGTGGTAGTTTTAGTTCGTGCCATATCATCTAGGGTATTGTCCACCGACAATATTGATAGTAGGTATTTCTTCTTCTGACATTAAAGGAACTGTGTAAGGTGATAACAAACTTCTTGTTTTAGTTGTAGGTAATTCTGATGCTAATCCTAATGACTTACTAACATCTTGTGCTTGTCTTGCTTGATTAGATAAAACAATATTTTGTGCTGGCTCACCAACTAAAGACCTGCCTAATGGTATTTTACCTAGCAATGCTGACTGTCCTGCTCTTTCTAATATATTATACAAACCAGAAGCAGTATTTGATACATTAACAGCAGCACCTCTTGGTATGAATTGTTCATATCTAGAAACATTTGCAACAGCTTTTAATTGTGCAATTTCTTTTTTATTAAATAATAATTTTAATTTATCTGTTCCTAATGATTTTAATGCTTTATCTAAATTTGCACCACTAATTAATGCAACCTCATCTGGTGCATTATTAGTCGCTTTAGATTTTAGGTGACCTAATACATTGTTTTTAATTACCCGTCGTGTTGCATTATCAGATTGCTCTAATGTTCTTTTTAATTGTGCTGTATCAACATTTAAAATATTTTTGTTAAAAAATGTATCAATAGATTTTTTATCTGCTATGTATTTTAATGCAGGCACTGAATCTTCAAGTTGTTTATATTGATATGTATATTTTCGTGCGGCTTTTTCTGCTTCTAGTGCTTCTTTGCCAAGCCCTTGATTTGGTAATAAAGTTGCATCATCTAAATTTTGCCTAATAATACTTACTGCTTTTTTTGTATTGCCGTCTGCATCGCTTCTTAAGATTTTTGCTGCTTGACTTTTTAATTGAGCAGATGTTGACACATTTAGATCAAACACTCCATCTTCAATTTGTTTAATTCTCTGTGTAAAATAAGCTGGTACATTTAATTCTTCTGCTTGATCAATTAAATCTTTTCGAGTTTTACTTACAAAAGTGTTACTATCAAACTTTGCAAATCTTCCTTGATTGTCTTTGACTTTATTGTATAAGTCACTAATAATTTGCTTGTTGTTATCTGCTATATTTTGAAATTTATTATATAGTATGGCACTAGCTTGTTGTGGCTCAACAGCATTTTTTGCACCTAACTCATTCATGTTTCTAACTAAAATAGCATTATTTTCAGCTTCTATTTGAGATAATCTTTGAGCATTTGGATCTTGACTATTTGCTCCTAATTTAGCAAGATTTTTTTCTTGTGTTATTTTAGCTGGGTCTAAAGTAATAGTACCTTGTTTTGGTGTTGCACCAGTAATTCTATAATCAACTAATCTTTTAAGTGCATCATTAGATACTTTAGGGTTTACCTTAGTAGCATTTTTAATATCTTCACGAACCGTTGATATAACATCATCAGTTAATTCACTAAACTTAATATTATTGTTTTTCAATGTATTTTCTAGAACATTATCAACAGCTTGATTTACTTCAACAGGGCTGTTAGATTTATTAATAACATTCGATATTGTTTTATTGATAGAGCTAGTAGGTTTTTGTAATTTTCTTGCTATACTCGGTGCAGACAGACCCCCTGCTAAACCTGCAAGTAATTGCCCTCCAGTACCTGCACCAGCCTCTTCTGCTAACTGAGATGTAGCACCTGCTCCAGAACCAGCAACTAATTGAGTTGGCATACTTTCAGTAAATGCTTTTTTTATAGCACCCCCTGTTACAGATTGTGGTCTAAATAGTGCTCCTAATCCGCCAGTAGTACCAACAGAAGTCAAACCCCTTGATGCTTCACCAACAACTCTTTCTAAGCCAGTTTTTGGTTCTGGCAACCCAACAACATCAGAAGCATATTTTCCAATAGACATTTCAGGAATTTGCATATTTTCTGGCAATGCAACATTAAGACCTGACCTGACAGGAGATGCTAGTAGATCAAATATACTACCTGCACCTTCTGCTAAATACCTGCCTGTTAATCCTAACTGCCTACGGCCTTCTCTTAACATAGATGTTTGAGGTTGTAATGTTGCACCTTCTGGTAATGCAATGCCAGTTGGATTTATAGGCTCAAGTGTTGCACCTTCTGGAAGTTTTAATGTCATCAATATTCCTTTATTAATTTACTGATTCACCTGTATCTGCAAATACCCATTGATTGTCTTTTACAATAATTTTTCTATTGCCAATATAGGCGGTTTGTGATTGAGCAGTTTGTTGTTCTACTTCTTTTGCTGTAGATGGAGAATCTTCTACTTTAGTTGTTAATTGTGTTTGTAGTGCATTTAATTTGTCCATTGCTTCAGGATCTTGTCCAGCAGCAGCTTGCATAGTAGCAATAGCAATTTTTCTATTATCGGCTTTTTGTTTTAATACTGGAGGTGTATCGCCTACTTCAGGAAAATACTGTCTCTGTGCATTTGTAAATTCATGAGCTGCAATAGCTGCACCAGATTCTTTCCTCAACACTGAGTTAATAAAGTTTCTTTGTGATTGAACTGCTAATTTATCTTCATCACTTAAATTAAGTTTGTTAAGAGCAGCAGCACCAGCATCTCCTACTACCCAGACTTTTTCAACAACTCCTTTAAAGTTTGTACGAGCAGGACTGTAACTTAATGACCCATCTTCCTTAACAAGATTTTCAAAAGAATTGTTAGCAAGTTGCATTTTAGAAGCAAAACCTAAAGAATCAGATTGGTCAGCAGTCAATGCTTTTGGTTTAACTTTAATTTCTTTAGTATAAGGTTGATTAGATGTTGTTAACGGCACTTTACCTTGAGCCATTCCTTCTGGTGTGGGTAAAAAAACTTGACTGCCATCAGCTAATTCCGTTGGGCTAGTTTGATAAAGATTTTTAATTTGGTCTTTAAATTTAAGTTTTGAAATATCCCCTGTTGTTCTAGCATAACTAATATCTTCAGGAGTTGTTCGTGATCTATCAATGTCTTTTAAATCAACTTTAGAAAATGGATCAATTTTGCTACCTAATGCTGCTTGTAATGTTTTGTTTCGTAATACGGAACCTAATCCCATATTGTACATATTTTGACCAGCACCAAAACCTTGTAATCCAGCTTGTGCAGCATAAGGAATAACACTACCAACATTTCTATTTTTAGGCTGTGCTAAATAACTTAATGCTGTAGTTAAACCTGCTGTTTTTAATGCTTGATTTTTAAGCTGTGATGCTTGATCTGGTGTAAGTAAAGAATTAGCAATACCGCCACCAAAAAGATTAAAATCATCATCTAATAATCCGTATAACATATTTTTTTCCTTATCTATAAAACATTCCACGACCACCAAAACCTTTTAGTCGTTCTGGAAATACTGAATATATATCGCCTGTCACACCAATTTCATCTGTTGCCAAATCTGTACCGTAGTCTGCTGGACTCAATACATTGACTGGCTTGTCAGGTGTTGGATCAATTGATCCTGCACGAATAGAACCAACATTTGGTTGTGGCACTCCTGCACCTGTAGGATTCATTATGTTTTGTGCTGCAGACATACCTAACATTGATGATCCTACTGGGTCTCTTCTAAACATATCAGTTAAAAAGTTACCATCTGGATCAAATCCGCCACTAGGTGTTACTGCATCTATTGCTTTATCTACACCAGTAAATGGTATTTGACCGCCAGCAGATGATCCAATTAAAGCAGGATTAACTGTATTGCCTGTTACTTCTAGTGCGTTATTACCAAAAGCGTATGGGCTAGCTGTAGCACCTGAAACAGCACCTGCACCACCACCTGATAATGCACCACCTACAGCACCAGTTGTAGCCCCTTCTAATGCTAAACCACCTAATGTTGGAGTTGATGTTGCTACAGTTCCTGCACCTGTTAAACCAGAACCTAAACTAAATAAACCGCCTTCTGTAAAACCAGATCCTAATGCACCTGATCCACCAAATGTACCACCACCAATACCACCTAATAAAGCACCTTGTAATGGATTGCCACCTGAAGCTAAAGATGTAGCAGCACCTATACCTGCACCTATTAATACTGGAGCACCCATTACTTCCCTCCTGACGATTTACTTGTAGTCACTTGACCCATAGGAGCACCGTATGCAGCAGATAAGTAAGACTGTAGTTTAGTGTAAGGTTTGTTTTCCTCAAACTCAAATCTAGCAATATCTGACTCCAGTGCTTGTTTTTGATAATCCTCTGCTGTTTGCCCTACATTGAGTAACTGTTGAATATCTGCGTAGTCGGCCTGTGCCATTTGTGGAGCACTTGCAATAGCTCTTTCTTGAGCACCTCTTTCAGCAGCATAGTTTTGATAAGCAAGTTCGCCAGCTTTATTTGTAAGAGTATCAGCTAAATTTTTAGATGCACGAGACTGTAAGTCTGCCATAGCACCAGATCCGTAACGACCAGCTTGTGAGCTTTGTGATGCAATGTCTTTTAGAGCGTCTTGGAACTGTGTTGTAGCTACACCTGCAGCACCTTGCAATGCGTTAGAAAAGAATGGATTCAGACCTAAATTTTGACCTTGTATCGTAGACAACTGTTGTTGTTGAGCGGCTGGTACTAATGGACTACCTGCCATAGCTCTATTTTGTGCTGCCTGTAATGCAGACTGTGTTTGTTGCGATGGGTCTACATAGGTTTGATAAGGATAATAAGATGGAGTATCTGTTTGATATAACTGTTTAGCTTCTTGTAAACCGTACTCAACAAAAGGTCTAACAGTAGGGTCTAGCTGTTGCTTGGTTTCAGTTTTACTACCACCTCCACCACCACCACCATAAAAAGTAAACGCATCTGGATTTAGTCCAAACAAGGTTTTAAAGATTTTCAAAAAAGTCATAATTCAAGCTCCATTAGTGTGTATTTAGGTTTCATTCCCCATTTCATTCGCCATAGTCTGACGATTGATTCTTTACCAGTAGAACCTTGTATCTTAGTTCCACCATTGTTCTTAACCCATATTACAAATTGTTCCCATGCAGAATTATTAGTTCTACCACCGAGATATGTAATATAAGCAACTCTGTCGTTAGGATAAGTAATCCACTGCACAGTAAATGCACAATGACATTTCTTATCTTTATCCATGATTAATAATAAGTCCGACTGTCCTTGTGAAACGAACTGTCGTAATTGGTCTATAGTAAACTCACCATGACTTTCATCTATTGCTTTTTGTAAGTGTGGTTCTGCTAAATTCCAGAATTGGTGAATATGATTAGTAGGTACTACAAAAAGATTTTTTTCCATTATATGTAATTAAAGTTAATTACAATCCTAGTCTTTGTATCTGTATGTGTAGTAGCAGTATGTTTTATGTGTGATGGAAATATCACCATTCTGTTTTCTACACTTTCCACTTCGTCACCATCTTCAAAAAGTGTTTTACCGTTATTAGTATTTAGATACCATATTGCTGTGTTACATGGCACTTGTGTGTCTATATGGTATGAACCTGCTCTAATTGTATGCTCTCGACCAGTATTATTAACCTTAATTCTGATGAGTGCTTTTACATCTAGTTTGTCTAAGAACGGCTGTAGTTCTTTAAAGTAAGAACTGTTAGGACTGTGGTTGTTATAAAATATATGCGTGAACTGAAAGAACTCGTCATCAGCATACTCTTTCCCATCGTTGTAATACCAAGAAAAGTATTTATCTAGTATTAGACTTTTAACCTTATGTAAATCATCTTCACATAAGAAGTTGTCTATTATCTGTTTTTCCATTCTAAATATTTTTGATACTCAGTTGGGTCTGTATTAATGTTGAATGAATATGAATAACCATCAGTTGTATTTCGAGTTATTACTGTTTCACCAGCTTTTGTGGTGTGTTCAAAATATTGCACGATATTATCCATAATTACCCTATTATAACATATCCCCATGTGTTATCAGATACACTGTTAGGCAAGTGTGTTATTGTTGCCTGTCCTTTTTGCTTGTAACTAATATACGGTTGTATTGCTGAACCTGATGTTTGACTAGGGTCTATCATAGACACTTCCACCGACAAGGATGGAATACTAGGTCTAACATAAGGTGTTGTTTGTGCAGCCTCTGCTGTTAATTCTACATTGGCATCATCAACTGCCACCACAATTTCCATATAATCGTTAGCAGCTAAACTTATTGGGTGTGACAAAGCAACATGAGCAGCACCATTGACAGAGCCTTGTTTATCAGGAACGGTTATTGACTGACATGAATGTTCTACATCTGTACCATTTTTTCTCAACCATACAAAAGCATTATGTATTTGTGATAATGGATTATTAAATCTACCTAAAACATCTACATGATATAGCCCTGCATAATCTACTGTAATTTGATTACTTGCTAGTGACATTAAATATGCTTCTTCTTCTGTTGCAATATTAACCACTGTTGCAGTGTTTGCAGTAAATGTTTGTGTTGCTTGATGTTCAAATAAACCAAACGGTGCAAGACTTCCTGTAGATGAACTAGCAATAGTAAGTGGCACAAGTATTATTTGGCTATCTGCACTAATTCTTTCATTGTCAATATTAGTGGTTGTTGCACCGCCAGTATTTAGAGTAACTGTTCCTGTGTTATTAGTCTTACCATTTAATACTTGGTTAGTAATCTCAGCAATTTCACGAGTTGTAGCAAACTGTGGCTGTAATCGTCTAAACTGGTTAGCCATTATCTATTACCTTGTGGTTTTACATCGACATCAATAGATACTGCATCTGTCCAGTTACCTGTAGGTTGCACAGAGAACCGATGGTATCTACCAAAACTTCTAAAGTTAGCACGACCTTCTTGTGATGTAGTGACTAACGAACCAAACTGAATGTTGTCATCCAACTCTTTTCTTGATGCAACTTTAACATCAGCAGAGCCACCATCTATCTGTGGTCTAACTAAAGTTACTACAGAGTTGTAACCTAACTCAATATCTGATGTAATAATTTCAGAGTTATATGCACTACCACTAAATGTAATAATTTTATCACCTTGTGTACCAGCAAATAAGAACTTACCGCCAACCCAAATCCTATCATCTAGTGATGCAGGGACTGTCTCAATATTGTTATATAGTGCAGCGAGACCTTCTAGTGTTGTGCCTGTGGTAGCTATTGTGCCTACACTGTAAGTATCTGTAGTTGCTCTAGACCATTTATTTAGTTGCCAGTTATAGATAAGAATACTACGACCACCATCAGTGTTTGGGTAGTTCCATATGACTAATTTCTTTACTGGGTCAATGGCAGCAGACATAGTATCTATTTCGGTTAAGTCTACATGGTTAAAGAAGTATCTATCTACTTTCTCTGTACCAATGCCTGTTACTGTTTGACCATCACATTTGTAGAAGCCGTCATCAGACAAGAAGAATGATGTAGCACCATACTGTGCAATACTGTTACCCTCTAAACATCCTAGTCCTCTTGATATAACATCGAACTGAAAGAATAATGGTGAACCAGCGTAAGTCATGCGGACAATAGACTTTTCTAAAAATACAAGCCCCATCTCACCACCTGTGAGTCCTGTAATGTTGCCACCATCAGGGACTATCTGAAAATCTGACTGACTTGTAGTTCCTGACAGCCAGTAAGTCTCGTCATTTATATCTGACCATTGAACTTTTGATGGGTTACTACCACCATCTAAGTGTGCACAGACTACGAAGTCTCGAACCACTGTTACATATTTAGCAATAGGTGCGTTTGTATCTACATCACCCCATTGTGTAGAAGATGCTAATGTCCATGACTGTAACTTAGACTGATTGTTTGCAGCTAACATTACATTACCAAACTGAGCAAACTTCCATGAGTTTGTAGATGCGTATCCACCAGTTTTAGACACATCATCTAGACCTAAGTTTGTGCCGTTAAATTTAAATAACTTAGAATCACCGCCTGCAAAGATATTAACTTCATCACCATACTTGCCAACTGCTACAGAGTTTAGACTCTCAGTTGCAGATGATGAAAAGTCTTCTGAGTTAGGAAATGGTGAATAGCCCATAGATACTGGATATACATTCTTAGCA